CAGCCGGACAATGCCGCCTTCCATCTCCGTTTCCGGCTGGGCGCGAGAGGGGCGGCTCTCCGAGCCGCTGGCCTCGCGCTGATAGGGCAGGGCGGCGGGCCACTCGGGGGCGCTCACCGGCCGCGTCCCTTCATCGGGTTAAGACCAAACGAATTCGTCAGGGCGGGGCCGAGCGAGCCCCGCCCCTTGGCGACATTCTCGGCGAGCCGCCCCTCGATCTGCTCAAAGACGATGTCGATCTGCATCTGCCCGTCCGCGCCCTCGGAAACCTGCGGCTGCGCCGAAAGGCCGGCCGGCGCATTGTGGATATTGACGACGACCGAGGGGGCTGCGGCCTTCAGGGCATGGTTGGCGACGATCTGGCCGTCGCGGGGCGCCCGGAACTTCTCTGGCCCGTGCTCGCCGACCCAGTATTCCATGCCTTCCTGCACTGCGCCGCCCATGGCGCGCGGGCCGCCAAAGGCATTTGTGTTCACATAGCCGGATGCCATATAGCCCGCCGTGCCACCTCCGCCGAAGCCGCCGGCGATGGCGCTGACCGCACCATTGATCAGCGACCCAAACAGGTCGCCACCGCCGGATGACAGCAGGCTGGCCATGGCCTGCCGGTAGGACAGCCGCGCCAAGTCGGCGATCATGGAATCGATCAGGTTCGAGAAGTTCACCTTGCCGCTGGTGGCGAATTCGGCAAAGGCGTCCTCGCCCGCGCCAAGGGCGTTCAGCAGCAAATCTTCCGTGGCCGTCGCCATGTCGCGGGCGGCGGCGACATAGTCTTCGACAGCACGCTTGTAGCCGGAGACGCCATCCGTCGCGCGGTCAAGCACCGCCCGCTCGGTCTCGCGCATCACCTCATCGGCCTCGGCGACGGCGCGGCTATAGGTCTCCTGGTCGATCCGCCCGGCGGCGAGGTGCTCGTTGAGCTTCGCCACCGTCTCGGCATAGGCCTCGCCCGCCGTGCGCGTGCGGCGATAGAGCCGTTCCGCCTCATTCTCCAGCGCGTTCTGCTTCTGCCGGGCTTCGGAAAGGGCTTCGCGGGAGCGGCGCTCCGCCTCACGCTGCGCCTGTTCTCGGTCGAAGGCCTGCCCGGCCGCCTCGGCGGCACGTTTGCGCTGATCCTCCGTCGCGCTATCGCTTAGCCGGCCAAGAGCCGTATCAATCGCACGCTGCCGAGGATCGCTCGCGGTATCGGCGCGGCTGCCAAGCTCGGATATCAGCTTCTCGTCTTTCGCCCAGTCCTCAATGGTTTTCCTGAAGACCTTGATCTGCTCGGCGGTTATGCGGACGGCGTCGCCGACACGCTCGGTGCTAATGCGCGCGCCGTCCATCCGCTCCTGCGCCTGTTGGGCGCTAGCACCCATCTCAAACAGGTCTTCGCCGAAATTCTCGACCGCAGGGTCTTTGGCCGCATTGCTGAGTGCGGCCACCTCGGCACGATACGCTTCGACATCTGGAGCACCGGCCCGGAAACCATCGGACAGACGCTTCACTGCCGCGGCATAGGTCGCGAATAACGGATTCTCGGCGATGTTCCCCGCCGTGTCGATGGAAAGGGATTTAGTCGAGATGTCGCGCAGTAGTCGCTCGACCTCGGCAGCATAGTCCTTGGCCTGCGCCTTGGCATCGGTGCGGCTCTCGCGGAGATCGATCTGCCGCTGTGCCTCGGTGTACTGGTCCGCCTTGTCTTTCGCCTCGCCATAGCGCTCCGCGATGCGGCGGACGATCTCCTCGTGCTTAGTCAGCCGCTCGGTGGCGTCGTCGGCGTCGTCACTGATGGCGTCGAAGATATAGGACGCGCCATAGCCGAGCGCCACGATGCCGGCCAGCACCGCCGTGGTGGGCGTGATCAGCGACATCAGCGCCGTACCGACACCGACCAGCGACGCCTTCACCCCCCGGTCGCCCAGCACGGCGGCGATCTGCGGCCCCTGCTGGATCATCGCCGTGGCGAAGGATTGGCCGGAAAGCACCTGCACGCCGAGATCGGTCAGCTGCGCCGTGAGGTTCGTCACCTCATGCGTGCGCAGCTGGTTGACCGCCGCTGCGGCTTCCTGCGACTTCCGCTGAAGAGCGTCGAGGGCCGCGGCGCCAGCATCGCCCACCGAGGCAAACTCAGCCTTCGCCTTGCCGCCGTCCAGCACCTGCAGGCGCACATTCACGTTGCGCTCAGCCATCGTCGCGGTCCTTCAGTCTGGCATGGAGGGCGGAAAGCGCGGCCATCTCCGCCGCGTCGAAGAAGAAGGCCGTGGCCGGCGCCGGGCTTCCCAGCGCGGCGGCCAGAGCGGCAATCGCCGGAAAATCGAAGCCCACGGGCACCGGGCCGGCGAAACGCATCTGGTTGCGCCCGGCCTTGACCGCCGCCCAGAAGGCGGCGCCCTCAAAGCTCAGTGGCGCGTGCTGGCGTCCGGGGCAGTCGGCACAGCGTCCGGGGCAGTGGACGCAGTAGTCTCCGCCGTCGCCGAAGTGCCATTCGGCGGCGGCGCGAAGGCGTTTTTTTCCGCGACCGCCAGCAGCGCCGGATAGAGGTACTGCTCGGCGAAGGACCGGCCGAAGGGAGACAGGGCGAGCAGCGCGTCGATGCCTTCCGGCCACGGCCCCTTTTCGGCGCGGCCTTCTACCTCGATGCCGGCCCAGCCGATAATGGCGGCGCGCCCGAAGGCCTTGATCATCGCCATTTCCTTGGCGGCCTTGTCGCCGGTCAGGCCGGCGCGGAGTTCCGCCGGCATGTCCTGGGCGCGGCTCTCCACTTCGGTGCCGAAAGGCAGCACCTCGACACGCACACCGGCGCCGAGATCGAGCCAGCGCGGCTCGGAGGTCAGATCGAGACGGAACATGGCGGCCTCAGTAGCTGGCAACGTCGTTGATGAGGGTGGCGGTGAGCATGGCCGTGCCCGGCGCCGGGCGGGCGCCCTGCACGGTGAAGGTGGCCTGCACCCCGGTGGGGCCGGTCACCGGACGTTTCGGCACCGGCAGGTAGACCGCAGGCAGCGTGAGGGTGAGCTTGTTGCTGGCGTTGATGGTGTAGGAGAATTCGAGATCGGTCGCCATGCCGGCCACGGCGAGATTGTAGAGGTCGAGGCTGTCGAAACGAGCCGTCAGGCTCGCGTTGAACGTCGCCTTGCCCGGGTCGCCGCCGGCGATCAGGCCCCCGTTCCGCAGCACCTCAATCGTCTCGTAATTGTTTGAAAACGTCATCTCCGCCGAGACGATATTGGCGAGCTCGGCTCCGGCCCGCTTCACCGCGCCCTGAAACTGGCTGAAGCGGGTCACATCGAGCGTCGTCGGCGTGCCGGCACCGCTGGCGCCGCTCACCACCTCCGACTGACTGATCAGCCCGATGGTCGCCTGCGCCTGGCCGGAACGCTGCATGCGGATGGCCAGCGAATTGGCCATCACGCCCTTGTTCATGGCGTTGCTCGGCACTTCGGGATGGCTGATCTCGACGCTGGCGCTAGGCAGGGTGAGCTTGGCCGAGGTGAAGACGTGGGTATAGACCGACGCGGCCGTGGTGGTGGTCGGCGCGCCGAGCAGCAGCTTCAGCCAATGGCCGAAATTGCGCAGGTCCACCGGCACCACCACATCGCCGCCGGCATTCACCACGTCGCGCGAGGGGGGCAACGGGTCGCGCCCATAGCCGAGCATATCGTCGGGCAGCAGCCCCTGCTCGGCGCCGAGCGTGGTCGAAATGAAGGGCACCCGGCGAAAGCCATTTGTCGGCGCGGTGCCATAGGTCGCCTCGAAGGCGAGCGACATCAGGGCGTTGATGCCCGCTGCGCGTCCCATTTGTGTCTCCTGAAAGGGCCGCTCAGCCGAGCGGCGAGGCGGTCACATAGATGAGCAGGATGGAGAGCCGCGCGACCCGCAACGGGTCGCCGCCGTCGCCGGAAAGCGGCTCGAGCGTGGGCGCCGTCGGCTCGCAATGGTCGACCGCGCCGCCGAGCGTCGGGTCGGCGGCGAGGGCGGTGCCGATGTCGATGAGCAGCGCGTCGAGGATCGCCTCGGCGCCGTCACGCCGGTCGATGTAGAGCTCGAGGTCGGCCCGATGCTCGAAGGCGTAGAGCGGCGGCGACAGGCTCACCTCCGGCTCGCCCGGGTCGCCGTCGCGCAGCACGGCGAGCCCGCCGGGGCCGACCGTCTGCGGCACGTCCACATTCCGCTTCACGTCTGCGGCCGGGAGGGCGCTGGAAAGCACGCCGCGCAGGGCGACGAGAGCGTTTTCGCGCGTGCTCATCGGCGGGCCTCCGGCCAGGACTGAACGATGAGATCGGGCAGGCGCGCCGACCATTTCTGCGAAGCGCCGGCCACGTCGAACCGCTTTCCGAGCCGGACCTGCGGCACCAGCCAGAAGATGACGGTGGTGGTGAGCCCGCGCCTTTCCATGCGGCCGGATTTCTCGCGCGAGCGGCTCCGCTTCGAGACAGCCACACCCGCACCGTTGATCTTCACGTCGTCGGCCACGAGATAGGCGACCCTCTTGCCGGGCCGGAAGACGAAACGCAGCTTCATTCCCGTGCGCCGCTCCCATCCGCCGGGCGTGAGGCGCTGCCGCTGAACCTTCGCCGTCTCGCCGAAGGCCAGCCCCGTCACACGGCGGGAAAGCCCGAAGGCCCCCGCTGCCGGCGTCGGGATGGCGAGATAGAACCCGTTCGGCGAGCGGATCGGCACGCCCTTGTCGAAGGCGTCGACGATGTCGGGCGCGCGGGAATAGACGAGGCCGGCGGCCCGCAGGGAGAACACACCGGCGCGGCCCGGATAGACCTCCGCCTGCCAGCTATTGGCGAGCCGCTGGCTCATCCCGGCGCTGACGACCTGCTGGCGGAGTTCCATCTTGAGGCCATCGGCCCCCTTGCCGACGCCGCGCGTGACCGCCTTTTCCATGTCGGCAGTCTCGCCGGCCATGATGGTGCGCAGGTCGCCCTCGATGGTGATGCCGAGCCGTGTCATGCGAGGATCAATCCCCGGCAGACACAGGTCCACATCAGGCGATCCGCGTCCCGCCTCGGGGCTCCGGTGACCTCATAGACGGCCTCGCCCAGCGTGAAGCTGTCACCCTCGCGGGGCGCGGCCACCTCGGCGAGGCGCACATCAATGAGCGTGGAGCCGCGCACGATCTGCGTCTCGCCCAAGCCGGTCATCTCATCCGGCTGCCGCAGGATGACGCGGCAAGGCACCGCCGTGCCCGTGCCTCCGGGCCGATAGACGGCATCGCGCGCCAGGTCGCGATGCGCGAACAGTCGGTCGAGGGCGCGGGCGAAGGCGTTCATGGCGTCAGGCCGCCGCCGGCGCGGCGGTGCCGTTGAGGCGGACGCGGCCGACCGTATTGCCGGCGGCGTTGGAAACGGCGGCGAGGGCAGCACCGATTAGCAGATTGCCGGAGGCCACCGTGGTGCAGCGCTTGTTGGTGTTGTCCCAGTAGACCAGGGCGCCGAGCGTCCAGGCCTGCGAGCCGATCTTGGGGAGATCGTACACGCCAGTCGTCTTGAACTCGCCGTCTTCATTGTAGGCGACGGCGGCAACGGCGACGCCGAACAGCTGGCCGACCTGCGCACCGCCACCGGAGGCGACATTATAGGGGGCGGTGAGCGAGACGGTGTCGCCCTTCATCTGGAAATTCTGCATGGCTGTCTCCATGGGGATTGAGGCGGCATCGGCCGCGCGTCAGGCTCCCGGCGCATCCGGCCGGGGGCTGCGGATGGCGGCGCGTCAGATGCCGGGGTTCTTGTAGAGGCCGCGTCCGTCGATCGGCTTCGCGCCGAAGTCGAGGCGGCCCTTCACCTCGATGCCGTCCACCTCGAAGCCGACGCGCTCTTCGGTGTAGAGGCCCTCCTCGCCTTCAAGATAGGCGTACTCGATCGTGTCCCAGCGGCCCGGATCGACCACCAGGAACCACGGGGCCGCACCGGTCTCCGGCTTCAGCCGGTTCTCGATGATGGGCTCGACGGCATTCTGGTAGACGTTCACATCGCCCGTCTTGGTGGCGGACACCGAGGTGAGCAGCTTCTTCACCGCCACATTGTACTTCTGGGCGCCAAGGAAGTAGCGGAACGACAGGTTGAGCGGCTTTCCGGCGGCATCCTTCTGGTCGCCCAGCGCGATCTCCGCCGCCTCGAAGGTCGTCTCCGAAGGCGCCGCGCCGGCCGCCGCAAGGTTGCCGCGGTCCGCATGGAACAGCGTCTTGCCGTCGCCCATGACCGGGTTGTTGAGGATCGTGCCCCACACGATGTCGTTTTCGAGTTCGGCCGCCGCCCGGCCGAACAGGCTGGGGAGACGATCGAAGGCGCCGAGGTCGTCATTGATCAGCGCCTGGCGGGTAATGGCGATCACGCGGCCATAGGTGGCGATGGAGTATTTCTCCACCGACTCCGACAGCGTGGCATAGGTGTACTCGCCGCCCTCACGAACCTTCTTCAGTTCGGGGATGCCAGCCAGCTGCACAACGGCCTTTTCCTTGAAGTCGGGCACGTTGGACTGCCGGGCGATCAGACGCCACAGGCGCGGCGCGCTCTCATAGGTGTCGCGCAGGCGCTTGGACGCGACATTCGCCAGCAGCTGCGGGAAGTCGGAGGTGGAGTGCATGCCGGCGGCACGGTTGAGGCCCATCAGGGCCGTGGCCATCTCCATCTTGCCGAGGCTGCGCAGGCGCACGCCCTGTGATTCCTCGACATAGACGCGGCCAAGCTCCATCAGCGACATGCCGCGGTACTGGCGGCCCGCATCGGTCAGCTTGGTCGCCTGGGGATTGGCGCGGGAGGCGACGGCGTTCTCGACGGCGGCGCGCAGCGTGTCGCCTTCGTCGGTGGTGATCTGCACATGCGGGGTCTGGCGCGGCGCGTTGCGCGTCGCCGCCTGATTCTGCAGCGCATCGGTAGCTTCCTCGAGCGAGCGGTGCTCGCCCATCACCTTGATGGCGTCGGCAGCCGTGAGGCCGAACGCCTCCGCCCGCTGCTGCAGCTTGGTGATGTCGGTTGCCCGCCAGGCATGCTCCTCGGCGGCGGGAGGGGAAGGCGGAACGACTGCCGGCGGGGCCGGCGGAGAGAAGCGGGTTTCGACAGGCGCGGGCGCGGTGCCCGCCGGGGTCGGCGTGGTCATGGGGACCTCACTGGTGGTGGGCTGTGCCCGGGTTTCTTCAGGAAGGGTGAAGGCGGCGGCCAGAGAACGGATTTGGGCGCCAGGGTCTGCGGGAACCGAGACGGGAGAGAGCTCGTAAGGCTCCCAGTCGATCGCGCGGCGGATCGGAGTTCCGTCAGGATCGGTTTGCGAGCGGTCCCATTTGTGAACCTGATAGCCGACCGAAATCGCCTTAATGATCTTGCGCTGCACCAGGCCGAAGACCTCGGAGGCACGTTCGCGCTCGTCAAAGCGGATAATGGCGCGGCCAGCGCCATCGGCGATCCAGGCACGGTCAATCGTCCCGATGAGGCCGTCAAAGGCGCGGCCATCCCATCCGTCGCGGGACGAGTGCTCGGCGAGGAGCGCACCTACCGTATTGAGGCGTTCGAGCCGCGCCCCGCGCAGATCGAGTTCCTCGTAATATTTGCGAACCGTGTAGGTGGCCCAGTCGATCTCGTACCGAGTCACCCGGGCGCCGGTGGAAAACACGACTTCGACGGTGCGGTTCGCGACATCGATGGATTCGGGCTGCACATGCGGCGCGTCGCCCGTGATCGCATCACGGGTGATCAGGTTCGGATTGTCGCTCGCGCGGGCGAGCAACACCTCAAGTGCCGTCGGATTCGGCTGGGGCATCGTCATTTTCCTTGTCGCTGTTCGGCTCCTCGCTGGAGCGGGCGGGCGTGGGCATGCCGGGCGCCTGGCCGAAGCGCACGCCAGCCGCGTCGAGCTTCTTGCGCCAGTCGGTGATCTCGGCGAGGTGGTCTTCGGGGTCGAAGCCACGGGCCGCGACCTTCTCGGCCCAGCTGTCGAGGCCAAGCGCCAGTTCCGCCTCTTCGGCCTTCACATCCTTGAGCGGGTCGACCCAGGGCCGCTTGGGCATGGTCCATTCGGCCGAGAGATTGCGCGGCAGTGCCATGCCGGCGCCGATGCTCGCGCGCATCACCCGCCGCCAGGCCGGACGGCACACCTGCGGCACCAGCATCAGCCATTGCCACTGGTCGAGCACCTGCCAGAAGTCGACCTTGCCCTCGCGCTGGCCGGAGAAGTTCGCCTTTGTGAGGTCGCCGGTGGCGATGGCGTAGGGCAGGCCGACGCCAGCAGCGGCAGCGAGCATCTGCCGGTCCATCACCTGCCCGTAATCGCCAGACGACGCGGGATCGACGGGGGTGATTTCCTCGCCGTCCTGCAGATAGGTGATGAGGCCCGGCGCCAGCTTCTCGATCCGGCCTTTCTTGGGCTCGACAACCTGCCCACTGGCCTGGGCGAGAGTTTGCGGGTTCATCGCGTTCCGCCGCACGAACACCGTCATGCAGGCCGCGATCTTCTTGCGGATGATCTCCGCTTCCTCGTAATCGCCTGTGTCGCGCAGCCGGAGTGCCGACGAGGCGAGCCAGGGGACCCCTGTAACCTGCCCGGCAAGATCGACACGGAATACATGGTCGCATTCGCTGGCTGGGACACGCTGCGATTCATGCTTCCAGCGCGAGAGGGCCGAGAACTCCCCCGGGTGAACCGGGAACAGCCAGTAAGCGACGCGGCGGCCCCACGGGTCGAACTCCACCCCGTTGATGACGACATTGTCGCCGCGAATTTCGGTGCGGCGCGTGTCGAGGTGCTCATGCGGCAGCACCTCGCATTG